CGATAAATAGTGGGATTGGTTGCCCTAAGTAACCACTTTTAAAGATACAAATTGTTGCATAGGATATTAAATGTAGCGTACAATCAGAGAAAATCCAACCATTGGACACTTCTTTATAGAACCCAGCCAGGAAGGACTCGGCCCGCAATAGTGGACACCCGGCAAAAGGTAATATTAATCTAACTATAAAGGAGGACTTATGTCCGCAAATCTATCATCCGCTGCGCAGCAGCTATTCGACAGCGAAGTGAAGCATGTGTTTCAATCAGCTGGCGGTTTAAAAGACACAGTCACTAATCGTAACGACGTTATCGGTGACATTTATAAATTTAGAGCAATGGGTAAGGGCGTAGCAAATCAGAAGAACACTTCTGCTGATGTAGTTGCTATGGGTATCTCTCATTCATTGATCAACTGTACTTTACAAAACTGGAACGCTCCAGAGTACACTGACATCTTTGACGCTAAAGAAGTTAATTTTGACGAAAAGACGGAGCTACAGACTACAATTGCTGGTGCTCTTGGCCGTCGTCGTGATCAGCTTATTTTAGATGCAATGGATGCAGCAACTGCGGGCACAGTAATTGCTCATGGTTCTGCTGGTTTAACACTTGCCAAGCTTATAACAGCTTCAAAATCTCTGACTGATAAAGGAGTACCTGGTAGCGGTCGACACATCGCAGTATCAGCAGCTGGTCTTGAAGATCTATTAAGCGTAACTCAAGTACAAAGTTCAGACTATAACTCAGTCCGTTCTTTAGTATCTGGTGAGCTTGATACATTCATGGGCTTCAAATTCCACGTTATTGAAACACGCGCGGAAGGCGGACTTGATATTGCATCAAATGTTCGTGAAGGTTTTGCTTGGCACTCGTCAGCAATAGGTCTTGCAACAGGAATGGAAATCACAGCGAAAGTTGATTGGGTTCCACAGAAAACTTCATGGCTGTGTAACGGCATGATGAAAGCTGGTTCTGTTGTTCGTGATGCACATGGACTTGTTTCTATCTTCTGGCAAGAGTAATTAAGTTATAAATAAATGGTAGTATTCCAATCGCGGAGTGCTGCCATTTTTTTTAAGGAATAAATTATGGCAACATCAATTGAGGTATGTTCTAACGCATTAAATTTGATAGGTCATAGCTCAATCGCTTCTTTTACAGATGGTGGAGCTGGAGCCAATATTGCAGATGCTTTATATGAAACAACGTATAAAGATCTGTTATCACAACATCGATGGCGCTGGGCGTCAGCTAAAGTTGGCTTATCACAATTAGTAGCAACTCCAGTTAATACCTGGGGCTATGCTTACCAACTTCCAGCAAACTATATTATTGCTACATCTATTTATCCAAGCATGGACTATGAGATCTATGAGGATAAGCTTTACACAAATTCACAAACAGTAGATCTGGACTATGTATATCACGCTCCAGAATCTGAAATGCCCGCTTACTTTCAAAGAGTTTTAGAGTTTATGTTAGCTTCAGTATTTGCTATTGCAATCACTGATAACTCCTCTAAGGCTGAAGAGTATCGTCGTATGTTTGACTACAACCTAAGAAGAGCTAGGTTTACAGATTCACAATCTCGACCAACTAGAGCTATTGTTGACTCACCATTTATTGAGGCCCGCCAGTAATGCCAAAGGTTATTACGCTGCAAACTTCTTTTAATTCTGGTGTTCTTGATCCAAGGCTTGCTGCCAGGACAGATCTTAAACAATTCTACCAGGGCGCTGCAGTAGCAGAAAACGTAGTAACTATGCCACAAGGTGGTATTAAAAGACGACCAGGTATGAGATATATTGACGACACTCAATCTTGGGGTGAAGCCAGGTTAGCATCATTTGCTTTCAACGTAGAGCAAACGTATTTGTTAGTGTTTACTAATAATAGAATATCGATTTACAAAGACGATGTGTTCCAGGCTAATGTAACAACAACTTACACAACAGCGCAGCTATTTGATTTACAGTGGACGCAATCAGCAGACACAATGATCATAGTCCATGAAGCTCATGCGCCAAGAAAATTGGTTCGTGGATCAAGTCATAGCTCATGGACCATATCAGACATCACTTTAAAAAATATTCCTCAATTTGATTATGAAGGAGGAACAACTAACTTAAACGGAGCATTAAACGATTCAGCTACAACAATTACAGTAAATAGCACTAGTGGGTTTCCTAGCGCTGGAAAGATATATGTTGAAATTGAGCTAATTAGTTACACTGGCAAAACTGGTACAACTTTTACTGGCTGCACTAGAGCTGTAAATGACACAGTAGCAATAGCTCACGTTGATGATAAGATTGTAACAACTGCGGAAGATGTATGGTCAAATGCTAAAGGCTGGCCCAAAAGTGCTACTTTCTACCAGGGACGTTTATGGTTTGGTGGATCAACGAAAAGACCACAAACTTTGTGGGGATCTAGGACGAATGATTTTTTTAATTTTGATGATGGCACTGCTTTAGATGATGAGGGTATAGATGTAACCTTAGATACTGATCAAGTCAATGCAATTGTTTCAGTTTATGCTGGTCGTCATTTACAAATCTTTACAACTGGTGGTGAATTTTCTATTAAAGATATTCCTATTACTCCAGCTAAAGTTGCAGTAAGACGTGAAACACAATTTGGATCAAGCAAGATCCCACCAAAAAATATTGATGGATCTGTCATATATGTAGATCGAACTGGTAAGTCAGTAAGAGAATTTATATTTGACTTTAATGAAGATGCTTATACCTCCGGGACAGTTTCATTGCTTGCTTCCCATTTACTCAATTCTCCGGTCGATATGGATGTTTCTAGGGGTACAGCTAACGACGATGCAAACTACGTTTATTTCGTTAATGGTGATGGCACAGTAGCTGTATTTAATTCTTTAAGAGCACAAGAGGTAAGTGGTTGGACAAAATGGACTACAAGAGGAGAAATTACCTCTGTAACAGTCGTTGTTGATTCTGTGTATTTTGTAGTCAAGCGCACAATTAATGGCGCAATGCGTCGCTGCGTAGAAGTTTTAGATCCAACTACTTATACTGATAAAAATAAGACTTTTACAACATCATCCGCGGGTGGTACTGTTTTTCCAGGTCTTAATCCAAATGGTGGAGCTCAGTTACAAGGTTGGTCGCAGCTAGTTGGTGAAGAATGTCGCGTTAGAGTTGATGGCGAAGTTAGAGCAAATGCTACGCCCGCCACTTCTAATGGAGTAATTACCCTGGCACAATCTGGAAGTGTTGTTGAAGCGGGGCTCGACTTTACAACCACAATCACAACCATGCCACTTAATATGGACTTTGACGATGGACCAACACTTACCAGGAAGAAACGAATTGTAAAAGTGGTACCAAATGTCTATCAATCTTTAGGAATTAGTATTAATGGAGATCGCTTTATAGATCGTAACTTTGGCTTATCTTTAAACAGTCCGCCAACTGCTTTTACAGGATTAAAAGAAATGTATTTATTAGGCTGGACCGATTTGGCCCAGGTCACAATTACACAAACAGATCCAACCCCCATGACTATCTTAGGGTTGGCAATAGAGGTGGAAGCGTAATGGGAATGTTAATGGCGGTTATGAGTGCTGCTCAAAGTGTTAATGCTGGTAGAGCAAAAGAAGCAGCATTTAAAAGAGATGCAGAACGAGAAAGCTTTGCAGCAAAAGACAAAGAGATCGCAAGAAAGAAACGATTAGTCGCAGCTCTAGCAACTCAAAACGCAGTTAGAGGAGCTCAAGGCGTGGCAGCCTTTGAAGGATCATCTCTTAATATGATGAACCAGGATGTTGACACGTTTGAATACGATCAAGATATGGGCGCAGCTAATCTGGCAATGACCAGGCAATCGTTACTAGAGTCTGGCAAAGCAGCTAGGCGATATGGCGTGGCTAGTGCTACCAGTACATTAATGGGAGCTGCTGAACGATCAATGGCAAGAGGATAACTATGGCTGAATTAGCAAGATACCAAAGAAGTGAAGCTGCCCAGGCAGTTAAAACATCCAAAGATGAAGCAAATAATATGTTCAAGCTGGCCGATAGGTTAAGAGAATTTTCAAATCGAGCTATGGATCGTGAGGATCAACAAGCGGGAATAGAAGGCAAACAGGCTGGAATGACTGCTGCTAGTGGAAAAGTTGGTGGTATTGATCTAAGTGACAACTCAACAATCAGATCAAGAGCCTTTAATCAAGGCGCACAAATGAGTCATGCAGCTCAGATCAAGATTGATATTAATGAAAATATGTCAAGGCTTTATCAAGAAAATCAATTCGATCTCCAGGCTTTTCAAGAAAAATCTGCCGGTTATAAAAAAGGCTTATTAGCTGAAGTAGATCAAAGTATGTACGCTATGGCTGAATCTGATCTTAATTCAGCTATGTCAAATGGAACTATTAAAATTGGTGATGGTTTATACAAGATAGAGCGTAATGAGCAAGTTTCTGCAATTAAGAAATCGGTAAATATTGCAGAAGAACTAACTTTACAGTTATCCGCTAATGGTGATATTGAAGGAGCTGATGCTCAGATCGCGCAAATTGCAGCAGCAATACAAGTAGGTATTGATCAAAATCTACCAGGCATTGATCAAGAGTACCTGGATTCTTACATGGCTAAATTAACTGAGTCAGCTGATTCAGAATTGGTCCTAGGTGTTTTTAAAAGAGAATTAGAAGGTAATGGTATTGAGGCAGCTGAAACAGCACTTGACGCCTTTGCTGCCTATGATGATAGTTTAGTTGACGACAATGGTGATGAAGTAAGCATACTGCCAGCTACAAAAAGAAGCATTGTTTCTTCAATGGAAACGCTTATCAATCGAGCTAAATCAGAACGAAATGGTGAATTGTCAAAAGCTACTGCTTTAAAGAATGCACAACAAAAGATCCTTAAAGACGACGTTACGCAGCATATAGCAGCTTTAAAACTAAATCAATTTCCAAAAACATTAGAAGATCTTAAAAAGAAATTAATTGGCTTTCCAGAGTTACAAAGAGATTTAGCCAGGGCAGAATATGAAGCAGCTGCAGCAGCTGTCTTTATGAAACAAAATCCTACCTCAATGGCCTTTGCAATTAATGATTTGAATGGCAAGAAAAATCTTTCTCCAGCCAAAGCAAAGTTGTTAGAGCGATACAAGGCTATTCATAAAGATACATTAACGCGTATGAAAACAGACATGCTTAATTTAGCTGTAGAACATGGCATTATTGGTGAACTTCCATTAATTAATTTTGCGGATCCAGCAGCTATAGAAGATAGAATGTTGCAATATAGAACTGCTCAAGATCATTACGGAACCACAGGTGGATCACCTTTAACTGAACAAGAAACTGATCAATTAGTTAATGCTCTAGACGATACTGAAACTTCAGCTACAAACAAAATGGTTTTGTTATCCAATCTTGTAGAGGGATTTGGCGATGCTTCAACAGATCTATTTGAAAATATGTTTAATAAAAGCGCTCCCGAATACATCCTTGTTGGTGAGTTAATAAACGAATCCAGAGATTCAAATAACACAGGATTACTTCGTGTTGGTGAAAATATCTTGTTGGGTATGGAATCAATTGAGAAGGGACTTGTTGTAGTAGATCCAGAGCTTAAAGATAGTATTCGTATGGCATTTGGTAATGCTACAGATGAAAATCCAGATTACACACAAATGATTCTTCAATCAGCTGCTGCCTTATATCTGCAAAGAAATAAAGGTAATACAGACGACGTGGCAGATATGGAAAAAGAAATTAATAAAGCTTTAACCGATATAACCGGTGGTGTCTTGGAATTTAATGGTAGAAAACTTATTGCTCCAAATAGAAATATTGGACAAGATGCGTTTGACGATTATATAGAAGATGAATTAACTCGCAATGATCTTAATGCAATGGGCGGTGTTCATCTAAATTCTTACTCTGCAGCAGAAGCACTTGAGATGGTT